AAGAAAGAGAGGATAGACAATGACATACATCATCACTAACGAGAGTATCACGGTGGTCGCCAACGGCCAGTCGTATACTCTATCCGCAACCCACGGCAACTTCAACGCTGTCTTGGATGCGATTCGAGCAGGTGCTCCCGAAGCAGAAGTCATCGAGCTGATCAACCCTCGCATCGCATTGACCAAGTATCTTGGTGGTGCGTTCGAGGTGTCCGAGAACTCGGTGAAGTACAACGGCGAAGAAGTACACGGCGTACTTGTTCAGCGTATCCTCGAATGCCATCGCAATGGATTGCCACTCGACCCGTTGCTTCGGTTCTTCGAGAACTTGGAACGGAACGACAGCCGTCGTGCCCGCACCGAGCTGTACACATTCCTTGCCCACGGCAATATGCCAATCACCCCAGACGGGTGCTTCTTGGCATACAAGTCCCTGCGTAGTGACTATACAGATCACCACACGGGCAAGTTCTCCAATCGAGTAGGCTCAACCCTACGGATGGAGCGACGCAAGGTATGCGACGACGCTGGCATCGGATGCTCTTATGGCTTCCACGCTGGCTCGCTCGAGTACGCTCAGTCCTTCGGAAGTGGGGACAAACGCATCGTGATCGTCAAGATCAACCCCGCTGATGTCGTAAGCGTCCCGACAGATTGCGAATGCCAGAAGCTTCGCACCTGCCAGTACGAGGTGGTCGACGAGTTCAATGGTGCTCTTCGGAATACCATTGCCAACGACGGCAACTTGTACAACGACGAAGACGAATACGGGAGCGGTGATTCCGTCTCCGTAAGTAACAACGACAAGATCGAGGAAGCCCTTGAGGGTATCCGCAACATCTTGTTCGACCTCGCTAACCGATAACATAACCCGAGCCCCGTCGTGGCAACTCCACGGCGGGGTTCATATTCTTGAAAGGAATACCAATGAAACTATTACCCATCGCCGTTAAATCTGGAGGACTGGCGAAGCTCCTCAACAATCACATCATCATTGATGAAGTGGTCTCATCCAAGACAGCGACAGATGATTTCCCCAACAACAAATTAACGGTCCGCCAACAAGCGTGGCAACCAAACTACAAGTCCGTTCGCCTTACCTATAAGACGGTAAAGCAAATCGTACACGGACCTGGAGACATCTACGACTCGATAAGGAAGTGGCATACCGACATCATATTCAAAGATGATAGATGGAGGATGGCGCCAGCTTTAGCCAGCGGTCGCTTGGACTTCGAGACTTACTCTAACTATGTAGGCACGACTCAGTATCTTGCGGAAGTCATCCGAAGTATCGGAGACAACAAACAACCATCAACATTCCAGCAATGGAAAGAAAGGTTCATCAATGCTTAAGTTTAATCGCGGTAACGCCAAGCTTGGTAACAACATCTACACCTTCAGTCTACCAGCAGGTTACTCCTGCCCCGGCGCATTGGAGTGTTTGTCTCGAGCAGGTCGCCACGGAGGCGGACTGCAAGACGGATTGGAAACCAAGTTCCGATGCTTCGCCGCATCGGACGAAGCTCAGTACAAGAACACTCGCAACCAGCGATGGTTCAACTTCGACTTGCTCAAGGGCAAGACGAGTGAGCAGATGACAACGCTGATCGAAGCAAGTCTACCCAAGAAGGCTATGCTCATACGCATCCATGTATCGGGTGACTTCTTCAACCAACATTACTTCGACGCTTGGGTTGCGGTAGCTCGGAACAATCCGAGCCGAACCTTCTACGCCTACACCAAGAGTCTACACTTCTGGCTGGCACGGAAGGATGAGATACCCGAGAACCTAGCACTCAATGCTAGCCGAGGTGGCACTCACGACTGGCTGATTGACACCTACCAGTTCAAGTCTGCGACAGTTGTGTTCAGCGAGAAGGAAGCCGAAGAGAAGGGGTTGAAGATTGATCACGACGACAGCCTCGCCTATCACTCCGAAGATTCATTCGCCCTGCTCATCCACGGGACACAGCCCGCTGGTAGCTTGGCATCCAAAGCCTTGTCTGCCTTACGAAAATTAGGCTGGACGGGTTACAACAAAAAGAATAAGAAAGGAAGCTAATAATGAAAGTACTTATCGCTTGTGAGTATTCTGGTACGGTTCGGGATGCGTTCATCGCAAGAGGACACGACGCTATGTCGTGCGATCTTCTCCCGACCGATAAGAAAGGACCGCACTACCAAGGTAGTGTGTTCGACATCATAAATGATGGATGGGACTTGATGGTCGCCCATCCACCCTGCACCTACCTGTGCAACTCGGGTGTGTGCTGGCTATACAAACAGCACGATAGGTTCGACAAGATGCGGGCTGGTGCCGAGTTCTTCAAGCAGTTGCTTGAGGCCGACATCCCCTACATCGCCGTCGAGAATCCTATCATGCACAAGTACGCCAAGGATATCGTTGGCCGTGGCCCCGACCAGATCATCCAGCCTTGGATGTTCGGCCACAAGGAGAAGAAAGGTACTGGCTTGTGGCTCAAGGGATTGCCCAAGCTTGAGCCGACTACCAACCTTAAGAAACAAACCGACGCCCTGCCCATCGCAGTCCAGCAACGGATTCATTGGCAGTCACCAGGAAAAGATCGGTGGAAGGTTCGGAGTACAACCTTCAAAGGAATCGCCAAGGCTATGGCAAAGCAATGGGGTGACCTTGAAGAATACGAAGACCCTAATGACTACGCCGGCATGGGCTGGGTAGGACAGGACGGTAGACCATGAGATTCTTTTATCACTTCAACAAACCCTTGTCCCTGCAACGCAAGGATGTGTGGTGGACAATCCACTACCAAGGCCGATGCGTTCCAATTCAAGGATTCAACTGCCGTGTTGCGACACAAGATCGCAAACGGAAAGCACAACCCCGCGCTGTGGTATGGGGCGATGCCCGTAGCATCGTCATCCAAGACAACCGAGCGATCATTACTTAAGGAGAACATATGAAAGTATTAGTAGCATGCGAGTACTCCGGCACAGTCCGTGATGCTTTCATTGCTCAAGGCCATCAGGCTATGAGCTGTGACATCATACCCACGGATGTTCCCGGCCAGCATTACCAAGGTGACGTAAGGAATGTTCTCGATGGTGGTTGGGACTTAATGATTGCCCATCCCCCTTGCACCTACCTATCCAACGCAGGAGCTAGGTTCCTGTACCCAAAGGGAAGGTTGAACAAGGCTAGACTCAAGCTGGGCAGGGAAGGACGAGAGTTCTTTATGGCGTTATGGAATGCCGACATTCCTATGATTGCCATCGAGAACCCCACTCCATCCACGGTCTTCAACCTACCCCGTTACGACCAAGTGATTCAACCCTACGAGTTCGGGCATCCCGTGCAGAAGCGGACGTGCCTATGGCTCAAGGGTCTGCCACCATTGAGACCGACACGGGTTGTTAAGAACCCGCAGAGTAGCAAGGTTCCTGGCAACTGGTTTAACAAGGGTGGCAAGGATAGACAGAAGAACAGAGCAAAGACCTTCGACGGTATAGCAAAAGCAATGGCTTCCCAATGGGGAGTCTTACAACATGAAAGGATAACAACATGAAAACAAAACTCAAACCCACAACAAAACAGACACCTTCCAAGAAAGACTATGACCTCATCAGCAAGGTTGCAAAAAGGGCAATCAAGCTAGAGCCTGATTTGGCATGGTGGGGTGGCCCCCATTCTTGGCTAGGAGATCGAGGGCAAACCGATCTTATGATGGACTTGACAGTCTGTCACTCCAAGCACTTCAAGCTTCGCTTAAGCGAGATGTTGAAGACCAAGGACACATTCAGCCTGATGCACGACATCTATATGATCGCAGGGTCTGTCAACAAAGAGACCCTCGGTTGGGATGGGCTTGGTTCGCCACGCTTCACAGAAACTAGACTGGCTCGCACATGAGTCTACTTAACAAAGCCGCGGTCAAACGATCGGCGTTGGACTTGGCTAGTGCTAAGTTCAAGGAGCGAAACAAAACGAGGATGGAGATGGGCCTCGCCCCATTGAAAGCTCCACCATCCAGGGTGAGCGGTGAATTCATCGACACCTTCGAGGCCAAGGTGATTGGTCTCCTCAACACAATGGTATACGAACACAAGACAGGAGCAACACTATGACGGAAGCTGAACAAAAAGAAATTCTGGCTAGGATCACCGTTGATGAATGGCTAGACAAAATGTATGAAGAACGGAAACGAAACGAAAGGAAAACACTATGAACATTGTGATCAATAAGAAGGAAGTCGATCAGAACTCTATAGAGATTGATCTAGTTCAATGGATTCATAAGTCAGCATCTTTTGTTGACGGAACTCCTTTAGACGAAGATGATCTCTGTAAGCTTGACGAGATTCGTGAAGCTGAATTGACGGAAGAAATGCAAAACTACAGAAGGGAATAAGACTATGAAGAAACCTAAATTAAAATACTACATCGCAACAGTCAGGGAAACCTCTGGGGATACGGAATACGACACTCAGTATCTGTTTAAGACAACCAAATGCCCAATCGATTACACCGATATGGTTGCGAGAACATGGAGAGGCGGAGACGTAGATAGCGAGATAGATAAAGATATGATGGGCTATTGGTCAGACAACGCCCTCATCCAAGCAGACGAGTACAGGAAAATCTCAGTCGGAGATTTCAATGTGCTCAAAAAATATCTGACTGTATCAGATAGTCTCTACATCAAATGAAAGGAACAATACTATGACATATGCAATCAAACGTTCGGACGGTCTGTACTTAACAATCGACGAGACTTGGACAGAGCTAATGCCTGGACTGAAAGCCGATAACATCCGTGGCTACACGGAAGCGGAAGACGTCTTCAAGGAAGCTCGGCAGGTCAGCGGGATAGCCGTTGCCCATCCTTGGCCAGCAGGTAAACAGCGCGAGCTGTTCCCGCTATGGGCTGAGCTTGGACCGGAAAAGAAAGAAGAAACAATATGAATAAAACTATTATGCTGGGGCGGGCATCCGCCTTCCCAAGTTCAACGGATGCGGGGATGACGAAGCTTGAGTACATCGCTACTCAGATCTTCGCAGCCATGCATACCACAACCAACGCGGTGCCAGAGGAAAGCTACGCCGTACTCCAGGCGCACAACCTACTAGCTGAACTTAATAAGGAGGAAGAATGAAGTATACCTTTGTAACATATCTGAAAGACCCATCGTCTGAAGAACATAAGGTCTTTAAGTTTAAGAGTCTTGAAGATGCTAATACTTGGTTCAATAAATTTACCGCCATCTCAACTGGGCGAGTATTCAACCGAAGAAAGATCACGTTCAACGCCAAAGGTCTGGTGACCTCACGCGATGGAGCTGTGGTCGGAATGTGGAGGACATGCTAATGAAAGAAGTTAAAGGTGAATTGTTATATGTGTTTGCAGATGACTCGTACATCGTTCCGTATAGCGGGACGATTAGGAGCGGGGTGATAGTTGATATGGAATACGATGCCCCAACCGCATTGATGGAAGCAATGCAGGCTCCATTGGCAACCGAAATTCACGAGGCAATCATGAGAGAGGCAAAGGTATGATAGACATTAAAAGAATTAGCTTACTGATACTTGGCTCTTTGGCATGGGCTTCGTCCTATGCTGAAGATAATTACCTTGGCGTACTTAACGCCAATGCGTCATACATTAACTCAATATCCAATACATCAGGTACAAAGACGGGAGACTTCTCAACGGCTTCCATCTTCGCCCCTGAGGAGAACGCTCAATGGGCGACGCACGGTCCGGTAGTCGTAGCGGTAGACGGTCAGGTGCTTGGAACTCTCAGCTCGTTGGAGACGGACACTCACTCCCTCTTCAACGAAACAATCGCAGTCCAAGTTCCTTACACCTACCTCTGCGAGACTTGCACTCACAGTTACAACAATCAGTTCTCAACCTCAGGCCCTAAGATCTATGACTCTCAGGCGTCTGAGTACGAGGACAAGATCGGTAGTCTTATCGGTAAAGAGATTGGTGCGGACGATGAGCGACATTAGTCACGACTCGCTTCGGCAACGGGGCGATGTTACATTCGAGTCCATGCAGAATGGTAAAGGCGATTCCCCTCGGAGCATGTCTGATCGGTTCTATAAAAACTATCAGGCTATTGATTGGGGAAAGAAGAAAGCTTCTCTCAAACCGGGGAAGAAGCAAGTGTTCAAGTACGCTAGTCCAAAAGGCTAGGGTCTAACATGGCATCGTGGCGGAAGTTGGCATCGTAAGTGGCAAACCTGCGGGCCAGCTCCCGCCTCGTTGCTATGACTTGTTTATCTAATTGCACAATCGCTTTGTCTAAATCTTCAGCGTACTCTTGGCCATCCTCGATATCTTGGAGCACAGCCTGATGTTCAACCCGTAAGCCGTCAACATCCTTGCGTAGCTTGGATAACTTGGACACCTCTTTCTTAAACCAAGAGGAATACTTCACGGGTTTTTTCACACCCTCAATATTCATATAGAAAACGTAGTTGGCTAGTAGCCAACTATCAAATTATTTATTAAACGGAACGGCTTCGTTCAAAACCTGACGACGACCGGAACAAGACCAACATCCTTGAACATTCGTACCTAATGCTTTGTCGATAGCCCACGCGATTGGCTGAGCAATGGTATGCACAAGATCCCCAAGCCCACGAGTTCCCTCTGAGCAAGGCCCATTGTTATTTGCTTTACACATATAAGCGTGGATAGCATCCACAATTTTAGCGTCTACTTCTAAACCATTAGTCCTACGGTGTGACACAACACCAGAAACTAAATCAGTAAAACTACCAGCAGTTATAACTTGTTTGGTATCCTCGTCTTGATAAACAAAACCAGACGGTGGATGAATCGAAGTATCCCTAAGATACTGCTGGCTCATTTTTTATTCGACTTACCAGCAGCGGCTAAACCAATGGCTATAATCTGAGCACGAGAACGGGGTTTGCCCATTGCTCCACGCTCCTTACCCTTCTTCTTATTGTCTGCGTATAGCTCGCTAATGTTCTTCGAAACGTTACGTCCTAGGGGCATATGATTCCTTTCTTATACTAAGCTGAGAAGAAACTTTAGTTGGTATAGATTCCCCAAAATTTCATCTCGAATGTTCAAAAGATCTGTACATTTTGGATCAATCAAAGTTGGAAACGTTTCAACCAAGAAAGTAATAAGCTTATCGGTATATGCAAAAGCAACATCAATCGTTGAAAAGTTTTCAATGCCAAGCTTGAAAGATGACGTTGCAAAGATACGACCATACCGTCCTTGGTAAGCTTCAATAAGTTCATCAGTATGTTCACGAAGAGAGTTAACAACCCCATCAAATGATTGATGTTGGCTAAAAGACTTAGTCTGCCAATGGAAAATTTTATACTGATCGGCTGCGCCTACAAGAGTTGTAAGGATAAGTTCTCCGTTACTACCTTGGCTTTGGGTTTTATTAGCCGTTGGGTAATACTTTTCAGTAGCTTTTACAACACCCGTTGTCATAAGTTCTTATCTACTAAGTTAACCAAGTATTGGCAACCTAGTATTTACCCTTACGGTTAGAGGGGTTTGCGGTAGTTGAACCGCCAGGACCAGCCCAAAGATTCTTACAAGCCCAGTACCTAGCACCTAGTTTGCTCCCAGCATTCGCGCAGTTATGTCTAGCCCTGAATGACTTACGTGCCGCTGCTGAGTAGTTATTACCGTAACCCTTAGCCCCAAAGTGTACGATCTTTTCCTTGCCACCCTCGCAAGCTTTGACCACCTTCTTCTTACCCGCGATCCACGATGCACGGGGTCGGTTGCAAGGCATATCGTTCTTAGATGCGTGTCCGAGTGGCATATTAACTAAACAAGAAGTTTTCAGCAGGGGGTTGAGTATTCTGCGGAGTTCCTTGCGGTTCATCAGGCATTGGAAACGGATTAGGATTCTCTGTCTGGAACATCGTTGTCTTAGTCGATGTCGGCAACTTAAACTTTTGTTTCTCCAAGATCTTCCCAAGACCCATCGTGTCTCCTTTGAAGAGAGCCTGTTCAGCAGCTCTCCTCCGTGCAAGACCCTCAACCGGCTTTCCTCCGGCTTTATCCCACCGTGCAAACTCTTCGGTTGCTCCCGCTACATCCCCAGAGTTAAGCTTCTTAACCAATGTGCTTTTCTTAAAAGCGGTTGGTCCAATGTTGTAAGCCAAGCTAGCCAAGGCGCTGAATTGTTGGTCGTTCAACGGAACCTTAACAGTATCCGAGACAACCGATCCGTATTTATTTGTAATCAGATCTGGCAATAATTTCTCAGCTGCTGGTTTATCCATAACAAAATTCTCATTCAGTCCTGGAATATCATTCTTTGTAAATCCATAACCCACGGTGAGCGTTCCTTTCTTACCACCTAAATCATAATAAGCATTCGGTTTAAATGATTCGAAAGTCTTCACAAGATCCAAACCTTCTTGGCTGATAGCATTCTTGCCTTCAGCTTTAGCATTGACCGCGTCAACAAATGAATCCGCCATATTATTTTTTCCTTCCTAAACCTTTCCAACTAATCCTCTCGGGTCCCGTCTTCTTTTTGGAAGCCGATGTACACATCGACTTAGTGGGACGGCAAGCGGGATAACTTCCCTTGCTGGAATCCGAACGACCACACGGTCCCCCGGTCTTGCAATTAATCCAGCCCTTGCCGTTGTTCCTGGAGAACCAACCACGTAAACCCTTCTTCTTTTCTAAATCAAAATTCATGTTTGTCCTTCATTGCATCTTCTGCACTTTGCAGAGTTGGTTCGGTTGAGTTCCAGTTAGACCAACCCTTCTCCTCCTCAAAGTCCCAGCATCCCGACATCCCTAACGCAATGGCTGGTATAAGGATCAACCACCACCACTTCATTTAGAATTCCCCCAGTTCTTTGCCCCAGCCTTACGGCATTGAACCAACGCCCCGCTTGCATAAGCCGAAGGCCACACTTTATAGCGAGCCTTGACCTTGGCGGTGCAAGCGTCTTTCGATTTAGTTTTCCTACCTAAAGGCATACTCTCTTATCTCCTACAAAAAGGCTGGACAGTCCAGTCCCAAACCCCTAACAAGAAAGGTATATTGACCATGAGAAAGAAAAGAAAAGAACCAGCAGATGTCGCCTTCGTTGGCGATGCGTTAAAAGAAAGTATCACGGAGCTTCCAACGATGCTCAAAGAAGAGTTTGGTGACTCTGGCTTTTGGCTTGGTTTGGGAGTCTTCATCTTGATTCCTACTATCTATTACGTCGGTACTGCTGCCGTATTACAAGGTATTCCAACGTTGATCTGGCGGGCTATCTTTTAGCCCGTATCTCTGCTTCCAGCCTTGTCTTTGCGTAGTCGTTAGCCTTGGTAGCAAGATCATTAAGCTGCTTCTGGGCCAACTCTTTGTTCACCTTGGCTAGCCCTGCCAAAGTCTTGGCTTGCGAGACGGTCAAGGCTCGGCCCATATACTCAGCGTTATACTTCGAGAACTTGTAGAACTCCTCGCCACCTTGTAGCTTTCTCTTCTCGGCTACTCCATTTCTAAACACCGTGATCTTAGAGGCTGCGCTTATTCCAGGAATGACCAATCCCTCTTGGATCAAGGGGGTAATAACGGGATGAGGTTTAACGTCAGGAACAAACCCAAATCGTTTTGTAGTAGCCGACCATGGGTAGTTCCTGACTTCGTCCCCTAAACGATTAAGCATGGGCGCCCCTGTATATACAGCAATCGGAGTTTGTCCAATCAACCAACCGAACAAGGTTGCGTTCTGAGCTTTTGAATCTACAACTTTAATCTTTCCGTCCGCAGAAATAGGAACTGTCTGCGATAACCAGCGAGCAATACCTGGATTTAGGTATGCTCCAGTGTAACTACTCAAAAGTCTCTTTGCTCTATCCGTCGCACTTCCTCTATCACTTACTGCATCAAACAGGGTTTTAGCTCCCGACAACAAGTTCTTATCGACAACTGAGTTGGCAACCGACAAAGCAGAAGTAAACAAGATATTGTCCCATGTTGCTTCGTCGAGATCCTCGTATCGATAAGCATCTGAAACCATAGCCAAGGCCCCAAAGAGAAGGTTCAAGCCTGGGAAATCCGTATGCTTGAATCGGATAGCACCAATCTTTACGGTGTTCTCTGTCCACCCAGTAGCTCGAAGCTGTTCCCTCTTATTCCTATCGGAAGGCCCACGCCCCGTCACCGCAAAGAAAGCCTCGTCCCAATCCTTATCCATATCCTTCATCGCAAGACCGATGATTGACGCCATCACAATCGATCCGTAAAGAGCCTTGCTCCTTAGCTGGTAGTACTCGACACTTCCCTTTTCAGGCTTGCTGTACTTGTAAGAGGAATCTCGGATAGCCCCGGAGAGATTCCCGATTGATACTCCATTCGCCCTCAACCAACCGTAAGGAGTGTAGTCGATAGCAGAGTTAACAATATTTGCGATTGTTCTTGGGAACGCGGCAAAGGGAGTAAGGATCGGAACTTTTCCAGCGATGTTGCCGATAACTGCATCCATCAAATAACCGATCGAGCCTTTAGGTTGTCCGTTGAATGTGGCCTTTTGTGCGAACTCCCGCATCTTTGTAATCCCATCTTGCCCAATACCCGCTTGATCAACCACGTACCTTTCTCGAAGCTGGTTGAATCGCCGGCTCTTGCCAGCCTCTATCTTCCTCTTCTGGCTCTTATACTCCTTACTGTCAGGTGCAAGACCTGCCAATGTTCCAAACTGTCCGAGCAACTCTTCATCATTGACCTGCTTCTGGATGGCCTGCATCCCAGCACTTGTCTTGCTGAAGATCTCATCTGCTTTTTGAGTAGCTTGTTCCGCTGTCAAACCCTGCTTCAACATGACATAGCGGGCTTCCATCCTGGCCTTAGCTTCGTTGGCGATAACAGAATTGTAAGTATCCGCAGCGGCCATAACCCGACCTACCAGTTTCCAAGCAGCAGCGTAGTTGTTAAAAGACCAAGGCTTATCTGGATCTTTATTTAATTTCTCCAGGGGATTGAGCTCAAGATTGTTTTCAGAACGGAATCGTGTCAGCCCGGTGGCCAAAGCGTTTCCAGCTTCCTGAACCCCCAGCCTACCAGCCGCTTCGACGTAGGCCATGTAAGCTTGGGCAAAGAAGTCTCCAAAGCTCGCCTTAATGCCTGCCCTCTTTGCTGCTTGGGCGTAAGCTTTGGCCTCCGAAGTTAACTCGAATAACACATTGATATGTGTTGCCCCTAAGTTGACCAACTGAGTAGGCGGACCCGATAGCACACCAGCTTTCCAAAGCGAGGCCAAAATATCCAAAACTTTTCCAACCTTTTCCCAACCCTTCCTCTGCTTGTCTAGCTCTTGTGAAATATAGGCGTTTAGTTCAATGGCCTTTGTAATCCTTTGATCGGAACTTTCTGGTAGCTGGCTGATTTGGTTGGCTCTGGCTACGATCTCTTTGGCTACAATCGGATCCCACTCAGGGATGTCGTATCGTTCAGCGATAGCATTATAAAATTTTTCTTGGCTGAAAGCCCCTAGGTTAACCAGTTCCAAGAGCTGGCTGATTTTAGACTTCGGCATAGCTGTAGCCTTTTCTCCAATACGCCGAGTAATATTCTCAAGTTGCTTTTGCGCTCTCTCCTTAACCAAGGCGTTGTACCGAGCAGCCACAACCTTGGCCAACGCCACGACTTGTTCTTCCCGTAGGTTCGGGAACTTCTGGTTGATAAGTTGCTGGATCGAATTCAGGGTAGCACCGCGTTGCATCATGTGCTTCCTTGATTCAGCCTTGAAGTCGATCGTGTTACGCAACAATGTGTCGATAGACTTTGTTGCATTGGCATCAAACTTCTTCTCCAGCATAGCCTCGATATACGTCCGCCTCTCTTCTGACATCTTGCTTTCTTTACCACCCGCAACTAATTCGTTATCGGCACTTAGTTCGGCTTGTAGATTAGCTTGCACTTGATTGAAAACTTCTTCTGCCAAGGTTATCCTTTGTACAATATCAACTAACATCTCTTCCAAAGTTCGAGCATCCTCGGGGCTGACCTTCTTAGGATCGAGCTCCTGCTTCATCTGAGCATTCACAATCTTCCGGACTTGAGCTTCAAGTTGATCGAAAGATCCTTTCTCGGTCACTTTCTTATCTACCCCCAGAGAGCGAAGAACTCTCTTGGTAATTGTATCAGCAGCATACTTTGCAAGTCTCACGACTGGGGGAATGGCCGTCTCTTCCGCTCTCTTCGCTGCTTGGATCTCTTCTTCCATGGTCTTCTCAACAGCCTGTTGCTCAGCAGCAACGGTGTCGAAGAAATCAAATACACCTTGCAACGCATCGATCTTTTCCTGTTTGGCTGTAGGAGAAGCCTTGCGAATATCAAAATTGGTTTGTAGCTCCTCGTTGGTGGAAGTACCCACAGCTTGTACCCGAAGTTTAACTAACTTGCTGAACAAGTTCGGATCAATCTTGGTCAATGCTCTGATCGCATCGATTGCAGACATCGCCTTGAGATCAGCCGGTAGCACCCGATCAACCCCACCTGGAGAAACGGAAGACGCTTTGATCCCCTCGAGCGACGCGATCAGATCATTGTACGAGATACCAATACGGCCAAGATAACCTAAAAAGTCTTCTCCTTCTGTTGGAGCCAAGTCCCCGAAGACCGATAACAACTTGTAGAAGTTCTCTCCTTCTGGGATAGCTTCGGTTGGTGGCCGTTGTCCAATTGAGATCCCGCCCTTTTCCCCTACATTGAAACTATCTTGTGCAGCTAGCCCCGAGATAGTTGCCTTCAACTTCTCGATCTCGGCCAAGAGTTGTTGGACTTCATCCTTTGATTCCAGAACTTCTTTCTGCTTTTCAAATATAGGATCGGTATACATCTTGGAAGATTTAAGTGGGTAGAGAAGATCGGCTCCGATATTCGCGCCACCTAAATCTCTTCCCGCTATGCTATATGCTTCAGCCAACTGCCCACCGATATACATAGCGTTATTAACCAAATAGTCTTTCAAAGCCGAACGTTCTGGAGAATCTCCCTTAGCTTTGATCTGGGCATCTAAGGCCAACGAACCATCCCGTAGTTTAGTTACAATGACGGCAAGGATAGCATTTCTTTCGTTGGTCTCGAGCCCCTTAGTCGAATCTAAAATGGATTTAGCCCGTACCAAATCTTCTGGGTCTCCAGTCGGAGCAACTCTTGTGACAAAGTCATTAGCTCTCTTCAGAGTATCTGCTCTGGTTTGTTTGACAATCTTCCGCTGGGAAAGTACGGCAGCCACGGCGGGATCAAGACCTTTGATGCCCCTGCGAAGGGCTTTGCTAGTGGTAAGGATATCAATCGAAGAGGCAAGCGGAAGGATAGATCGATTCGGTGGCGGTTCGCCCACAATTCTGGGTGAGGCAGTTTGTACCTCGACAAGGTCGGAGACTGCTTGTAGAACCTCCGCCAAGATAAAACCTTTGGCTATATCTTTAGCTGGTTCATTAATATTTCCCGATATGAAAATAAACAATTCTTTTACAAACTGTTTTAGTTTACCAAAAGCAGTTGTATTTCCTTCAACTTTAACCTTAGATAAAAAAGCTTGAAAGCCCGGGTTAGAAAAAGCTTGAGCCATGAATTCGTCGACATCCGATAACTCATACGCGAATAACTGTTTTTCTTGTCTGCTCGCTGCATTGAGAACTGTGTCGTAAAGACCTCGTATATCTTCTATTTTGCCAAATATTTTAAGCATCTGGTCTGGATTATACTGAGACACAAGATACTCAAATTCGGAAACCTTAAACTCCCCGTCTATTAGTTCTTCAAGAATCGTTGCTTTTTCTTTCCCTGGTCTCGTGAGAAGTTCGCCAAGTGGCACACCTTCTTTTTCACTTTTCGGCAGATCGATTCGATCTCTGGCAAATTCATATATACCATTGATCCTAGAAGTAGCCTTATGGATAAGCTCGTGGAGAACAGTTGCCCCTAAAGCGCTATTGAAATATAGAATTTTCTTTTTCTCTTGGTCAATGACCTGTTGTTTTGTTGGCTTACCTACAAATTTAGATCTTGTTCCGAAATCATAAGAAGAGATTAGTAAATCTTTATTCAAAAAGATTTCATCTTCTTTCGCTTGGTAGAAAGCAAGGGTTTCTGATTTTAATCTAGAACGTTCTTTTGCCCCTATTTTCTTTTTATTATTTATTGAGTAATACTCGTCAATATTAGAGGCTGGCGAAATATCTGTCTTTCCAGACTTAAATACCCAATCCCATTTTGGATTATTTACGATGTATCTTGCTAGTGATTTGAGTGGTTCTTGTGCATTGAGAGATTCACTTGCGATGTTATTTACTATCTTTTTTAGATTTTTAGGCGCTACCAAATCATCGTATAGTTTTGTTACCATCTCGATAGACGCAGGATCATTATTCAAACTGACAGAAGAAGCCAACTGTCTTCTAGGAGCGTAAAGTTCTTCCCGCTTAATGCCACCTTCGGCCAGGGCCTTGGCAAACTTTTGCTTGGCAGAGTCAATGGCACGGTAAAAATCAGCAGGGTACAGAACCTTTCCTGGTTCGGAGTACTGTTCGAGAATGGAGTCGACCGTATCCGCCGTGTAACGTGGACGGCGTACGAGTTCACCCTCTTCGTTCTCGCTCTCAGGAACCAAGGAGTAGGCCAAAGCATCTGCCTCAAATGATGTGAGGTTGGCTTTCTCCATCAACTTTTGAACCTCCGCCCGTTGAGCCATCTCGGCAGGGTCAAGTACGATCGCTGTCTGCCTAGCCAAGTTACCAGACTCGATGTCGTCAGCCGTCCCATCTTGAGCAGTCGACTCACCGGTCAGATCTGTATCGCCAAAAGTCTTTCCAAGTCTGGTCTCTGGAACTTCTTTAGTGCCCACCCGTTCCGCTTTTCGAACTTCTTTCTCTAATCCCTTTGCGGTTTCTTCCGGGGTCACGCCCTTTCTCTCGCCTCTCGCCCTACGGGTCTTAACTTTTTCCTCACCAGTTTTTTTAAGGGTTTCTAAAGATACCTCATCGGAGGTCTTAGCCGTTGCTTTTAACTTGTCGTACTCATCCGAAAGAACCTTCAGGTCAAAAGGTGTGGTGGCAAACTCATCGTTAAAGCTCACAAACTCAGGCCCTGCTTCTATCTTTCTCAGCTCATCAATAATTTTTCTGGAAGCAAACTTAAATACTCGGGTAGATGGTTTGGCGCCTTTGGTAGCGTCGTAACCAGTAGCTGCTGATGCGAGGGATTCCAGAACAGCCTGTTCAACAACATCAGCATTTACCTGACCCTTGAAAGCTCTCGCCAAACCACCGACTACTAACCTTCGGATCAAACCGTCTGGTCCCATTCCCTGTGCCAACTCTGCCATGACTTCCTGATCAATTTCTGCATTGAGTTTGTTATCGACATCCAACTCGTCCAACTCCTGCAAGGTCAAAGCAGAAGCTAAGTCTTTTCTTGGGATGATTACGTTGGTCTCGTTGCCCGCAGCAATCTTTTCATTTGTTGGGGCATTGGCCAGCAAACTTACAATCGCGTCGCTTCGATCGTCGATGAAAGATTTTCTAGTACTCGCCTTGGTTCCCTTACCGATTAACTTGAGGAACCTATCCCGCAAAGCGGCCAACGTACGGAGGATTGGCCGAGTAGTATACTTCTTAACTTGATCTTCGGTAATCTGTCCGCTTTCCCGTCTTTGTGTAATCGCTCGTAAGTACTCTTCCCCTAGGCGTCCTGGCCTCCCGACATTAAACTCCGACACAATCTGTTCTTTGGTTTTTCCTTCGAAAGAGATCCCTAAAGAGTCGGCGTAAGAAGACAGAACATCCTTGATTTGTTCAATCGTCAGGCTGTCTTCTATCTCTTTATTGTTAGCATCGTAAAACTTCTCGTAAGCTTCCTGTGTAATCTCTGCCGGATTAGTCGCCTTGAAAGCATCATACATCGCCCTCCCGTCAGTCATGTGAATGATTTCTTCCTGTAACATCTTCACAAAGAAATCTGCTGGGTCAACAGCAGCGTTCGACATCAAAGCTTTAAATAGTTTAGACGGGTCAACAAACAATGTATCCAAGCTTGTAAGATTTCTTGGGTCGGCGTACACACCAGAACCACCCCGCTCTTTAATAAAGACAACCTTATTGAGAACCTTTTTAGCAAAATCGCTCGCAAGCTTTTCCCGACCTTTACCTGCTGTACTTTTCTTTATGAGATCATTACGGGCATTGGACAACCCAAGAGTAATGATACGCATCAAAGCTTGGAGGCGTTGGCGTACAAGAGGGGTGATCTCGGTTCCTTTGAAGTACTCTTGAACGGACGCCTCGTCCAAGGTCATGTCGAGCAATTCAGCAGCTAGATCATCAAACGATTTCTGGAGATCGGCCTGTGCCTTATTTAATCCCTCTTCCGGGGAGACGTTTGTTGAGGCTGGTTTAACCTTTGCAGATGCCACAGGTTTACTAGCTTTTCTAGGCGTTGGCTGTGGCGGTGTAGCTCCGGGCTGTCCGGCGGGAGTTTGCGTAACTTCGACACCTTTGGCTTTTTCTTTTTCAACTCTTGGTTTTCTCTTTCTCGCGGCAACAATTTCTTTTGCCTGAACCCTATCTAATCCCGCGATGTCCGCTGGTAAATACCCCAGTCGAGCTAGAGCTTGTGCTTGGGTTTTGGTCAGAGGGAGTTTCTTAGTTGCTGGTGCTGCGGTGGTAGGAGCTGGGGCAGTCTGCTCTCTTTTCGCTAGCTCAGATTCAAAGATTTCTGAAGCGTCCCTATCGAGTTTAGAGAGAGAATTAGCTTTGCCCTTGAACAATCTCCTTAGAGTTAGTTTCTCTTTTTGTGTTTTAGCTTTGTCTAGTTCGGCCAACCACCCTTTAGCTACCTCCGCCGAGGAACTTGCTTTAGTTGCTGGTGCTGGGGTGGCACCAGAGATTGGGAGGACTGGAGCGGGAGCTGGGGCTGCTGTAGGTTTTTTCGGGGCAACCTGCTGTTCCTGCTGATCGATAACCGAGAAAATCTGTGATTCGATTTGGTTCTGCTTGTCGTAGAAATCGCCTTCGTAGTACTTAGCCGCGTCTTCAGCTTCTTGCTGAGTATAACCCCCCTGAACATATTGATTGATCAAAGCCTTTCGCGCCTCTTCCGTTACACTCTTCCCCGTAAACGTAGAAGTTGGTGAAGTAGAGATGTTATTGGAAGCTAGAAAATCTGTAACCACTTTAGTGATTCCCGAGACATTTAAAGTTGGGTTGAGACTTACAATCAGATTGGCGAGACGACCATAAGTATCCGGGTGAAGGTCAATCTGTATCATCCCCTTGATTGCTCGAGCTACTAAACGAGCAATAGATTTTTGCGATTGCGAGAGGGGGATAGAAACTTGAGAAGTTTTAGGGGTTTTGACTTCACGAACAACTCCGACCTTATCCTTTGGAGCTTCCTCTAAAGGTGCTGTCGCTGGCGTATCGGCCTTGGGTGCTTCAACGGCTGGGGCTGGAGCTTCAACAATAGGAGTAGGAACAGGGGCTGGGGCTGGCACTTCTGTTTTTGCTGCCTTAGACTCTTCCGCAACAACCGTGGCAGTAGCTGGGGCAGTTTCAGTCAGGGTTTTGGCCGAGGCTGGGGAAATTTGTTGAGGTGTGGAAACCCCGACTACAGGAGGAGTCGGTTCTTCAAAAACTTTCTTCGCCTCTTCTTCAGCTTGAGCCACAGTTGGCTCTGCTGTAGGGGCTGTGACAGTCGTAGGCTCCACCCCAAGAGCAACTTGTTCAACTGGTACTGGCGTAGGGGCTGGGGCACCTTGAGCTTCGGGTGCTATCTGCGTACGAGCTGTATTGAAAGCCTGTTGAACGTTCGCTTTCTCTTGGTCAGACAAAGTATCGTATGTTCCTTGACCCTCGGAGAGAATTGCATTGTCTGCCAACCCGAGAACTTTGGCCTTTTGCGATAGGTTGAGTACGTCGTAGAACTGAGAGGCAACAACATTCGACAAAGGCTGAGACAAAAGCTTGGTCAACTCCCCCTGCCTAAGGTCTTGGATGGACTGTCTGTTTACTTCGTCAGCCGTAGCAGGAGAATTGTTCCTATTCAGGTTTTCAATTACCAGCCCGCCAGCTTCCACCGCAGACATAGGTAATCCAACGGCTAACTCTTCGGCTACCTCGTTCCATCTTATATTTCCAGACTTCCCACCCGCTACTTCAGCTTTCTGAGCAGCGATTTCGCTGACAGGTTCGCCAGCAATTTGAATCGCTGTCTGTTTTAAACCTTCTTTAGCAAATCCTTTTAACCCCTGTTTCTCAAGTGTCTTAAGGGGAGTAGAAACGAACCTACCAAATCCAAGAGTTGCGTATTCGCTAGCTCCAATTGCAAGACCTCGACCTTCCGCTGCTGCTTTAGATGAGCCTGCCCAATTTGGGTCGTCCAAAACTTGTTTTACATCTGCTGGATTATAGGGGTCTAATCCCCGTTTTTGCATTTCATCCGATAAAAATTGGTCCATGCTCACCATTGTGTCAGTCATCCCACCCATTACTGCTCCTGTATTAAGCCCAGCAGCAGCTCCAACTCCAGGCCCACCCACGGCAGTCCCAATAGCAGAAGCTACAAGGGAAGCCCCTATTGCTGGAGCATTAGATCCCATGCTTTGAGCTAACATTGGTATAGCTAAATCAAAGGGCTTAGAAACAATGTCCCCTAAAGACCCAAAAAATCCTTGTTGTTTCTGCCCGTACGCTTGCAGGGCTGGGTTAATATAACGATTTCGTTCAGCCAACCTACGTTCTACGATAGCTCTTGCCGCTGAATCAGTATCTACAAATCCGCTCGCTGCCCCGTAGGCCAAAGATCCAGCTTGCAAAGCGTTAAGTCCAGATTGTGCCTGTCCAATTATCTCCTCGGCGTAGCTTGGTGCCTCAAATCTAGGTTTCTTTAAATTGTCTTGCTCAGCTGCCTTTTCAAAATACTGTTTGGCGTAGTCGATGTCAGACTCGGTCTGCAACGTGCCACTATTAACCATGTACTTGGTCGCGTACTCACGCCAAGAATCAAACAAACCTTGCTTTTGGTCTAATGGGAGGGACCCGTAGGCTGGGTCTGATCGGTAGGAGTCCCAAGTCTGGAACGCATTAGGTTGAGTAGCCTCTACTATTGGCTGTGTTTCTGGGGTCAGTTGCCCTAATTGCGTCCCCGAGACATCTGCTTGATCCTCTGGGGTAAACAACTGCGCCATGACAATCTAGATACCAAAAAGAAAGCTTCTGGGCAACTTAGAAAGAAGCGATATTAGATGGGATTAGGGGAGCTGTACCGGCTGCTTCAGATGCTGACGCCAAGAAATCTTCTCTAGCCTTCTTTTCTTCTGGGCTTTCTTCCTGTTTCTCAAATACGGGGATAACCTTTTCACCCTTTAACTGGGCTAAGAAACCTTCGTCTGGGGTCAAGGGGCGACCGTCTAGTGTGACATAATATAGGGGCTCTTGAGCTTTAGGCGTTTCTGCTGAAACTGGGGTAACGGGAGCAGTAGAAGTTGTTGGGATATTCATCTGGCTAGGTTTAACGGGTGCTCCAGGAATAGGCCCGAGAAGCCCTGGTGAACCAGTCTGAGGGGTTGCAGAAGGAGTTGCTCCTTGGCTTTCCGGAACTGCCTGACCCCTGACTTGCTGTACCTGTTCGACTGCCGCCTTTTGGAAGATGTCCCGTTGCTCCATCAGACCACGTAAACGAACCTCTGCAATGTTTTTAACAATCGGATCAGAGGCGTTATCAACTTCTGATTTTGCGGCTTGGATGTCAGGAGTAAGTTTTCTAGCTTCTTCCGCAAAGTCAGTAGCATACTTCCCAACGGTTGAAGCCCCGCTAGTACCAGAGCTGGTAGTTCCCTTGATGGGTTTAAGGGGTTCGGCTTTAAATCCAAAACCTTTTCCAGGCTCATACGTCTCGGTGATTTGGGATTCTGGAATACCACGAGCCAAGGCGCGAGCTGTCATTTCGCCCGAGATAATACCAGCCTGTTCACGCTCCCTCAACCTCTTGGCTTCTTCTCGTTTCGTGTCAGCCATGATTTGATATTTACCTAGTCTGGCCATATAACGAACGGGATCTGTCTGTTTTAAAACGGACATTTGATTCCACTCTTCGTCTGGGATATCTATCAAGCCTGTCTCTACGGCAGTTTGAATATTAGCTTCCTTTTCAATTTGGTCGGTCGTTCTGAACGTGGAGTACTGCTCATCTAGTGGTCCCAATAAACCTTTTAACACCGCAAAGTCAGCGGGGGTTTTAGCTTTCCTGTATACGGCGGCTACACCATTTTTATAGTTATAGTCCGAACCACCGTTTGGAAGCATTTGATCTATGATCCCTTGCCACTCGTCCCGCCTAGCCCAAGCGTTTTCTAGTTCTTTATCTTTCCTTGCAGCCTGTTCTAAAGAGTATTTATTAATCTCGTACTGTTGATCTCGACCTCTAGCTATTGACTCTTCTTGGCGACTCAGCAAATCAAATTTGCGATCCTCATCGACCAGTTGCTGTTGAAATTGTTTTTCACGCAAGGACTGCATCCGATTGGCGTTAGAAATATTGGTAGTGGCATCGTACTGCTTGATGAAATTGTTCATCACCTCTTGGTCACGAGCCGTCTGATTTCCGGAATACGAAGCTGCAGCGGACAGATCACCTGCCCTAAACTCTCCTGGTAGTTGGTATGCTTGTGCCATAAATTAGAATTGTTTCGACCCGTAAGTCCCAAATCCTCCGAACCCACCCATGCTTTGCGGAGTGAGGTAGCTAGAAACCATACTGGTGGGCATCGACATCATCGGTCCTGGGTAGCTCACGCCGGGAGCGCTCATCATGCTAGTAGTCCCAGGTAGATTTGCAGACCCGCCACCGCCACCAAGCAACCCACCACCAAAAAGGGAAGATCCTAATTGTCCGATAGAGGAGATAGCACCGCCGGCCTGACCAGCTCCAAGTTGGAAACCACCACCGCCAGCAAGATTACCTAGACCACCACCAAGCATTCCTCCGATTGCTGTACCAGCTCCTGGCATAATGAGAGATCCAATCCCAGCTCCGAGTAACCCGCCGATCGAACCAAAAATACCACCGCTACTTTGAGATTTCGCTACGTCGTAGTTGTATTTGTTTATTGCGTTTTGGTTGGCGACATTGGCTTGATCCTGTGCTTGCTTTAGATCCTCCCCCCGTAATTGGCCCGATGAGAAAAGATAATTCTGTGCTTGTTGCGGGCTTAAGTAATCAGACATCTGCAACAACCCAGGGACAAGTCCTATTCCTTGGGATTGTAAATCAGATGCTAATCTGCCGTAGCTCGCGGCTTCTCCAAAAATAGCGGCTTCGCTTGTAGTCGGCAAACCGACTGCTCTATTTCTTTCGGCTAATTGCCGTTGTGCTGCGGATTGAACATCGGAGGAAGGAACACCGGATAGCAATTGATTTACTAAATTGGAAGTCTGCTGTGTGGCTGCAAGTGTTCCCGGCAAACCCTGTTCTAAGGTCTTCCTAAAATCCGCGTTTATCTGCGAGGCAAAATCTGAAAGCCCCGGTAGTTGTCCCTGTTGGCTTAAGAACTTAGCAAACGTCTCCGCAAGAGGAACTTCTCTTGGCGCTTGCAATTGAGGAGGTGATGGAGATGATCTTCGTCCACCCATATTAAGCCATCCTCTCCGCTAAAGCCCAAGGTAAAACACGCATACGATCGTCATATTTACCCCTTTCAAAACAAATCCATGAACGGATACCAGAGATGGCCATCGCATTGCGAACAAGATCACTCCTTACGGACTTATTATCAGAAGCAAGAACAACAATTGCCACTCCTTGGGAATTAAAGTCATTCTTCCACTCCTTAATGTCTGAAGGCTTATTCACGAATTGCAAAGCCAATACCCCATCAATTTTTCCCTTGGTGTTTTGATGCACAATTAACTGGCCTAGGTCTGCAAAGAACTGGACCATGGCCTTCAAATCCTTCCGGTTCCAATGCCGATAGAAGGAAATTTTCTTTTCGACGTAGGTTGTCACTTGACCATTGATATCTTTCATTTTAAGCCGTTCGTCAATAATTGGTTGCACTACCGGAGGTTGCTAATATCCCCCATAGCCCATGCGGTACCCTGTACCTGCATGGTCAAACGGTTACCGCCTCGCTTTTGTTGGAGTTCATCCCTTAAGAGCTGGATGGCTTTCTGTTCGTGGAAAGTATAGAAGTCGGGCTTATCGGATTGCATGAAAGCTGTGACCATCTCTAACATAGCTGGGTAATTTCCCACTACCATTGGGTCAGAATCTTGTGTTTTAGCGGACCAACGAATGGAGCCAAGAACGTTTAGAATGCATGGTTCTTCGGGGTTGGGCGGACGATTAACAAAGATCTTTCTTTTTGCCACTAAGCCATTGTAGGTTGTATCGAATACAGCGTCTTCCCCTCGGTCTACAACCAACAATCCGCTGGTGTTATTTGAAGTTCTAAAACCTGGACCATTCTCATGAAAGTCGTACTCCCTAGCGAAAAGGTCTACGCGTTGTGAGTTAAAAGAACAAAATAGAATAGACTCGACATCGTGCGGCAAATACATCTCTCCACTTTCGTCTACTTGGATATTAAACTGTCGGATCGACCCGTACCAAGACCCGCGGGTAAGGAGGTATTCTTCGGCTTTATCAATCAAGTGGAATAAAGCTGCGTCATCCGTATGTAATCCGTCTTTCAAATCCAAAGCCATCCGAGCCCTCATCCACCCCATAGTACCCTCAATTGAAGTGGATACGATGGACTGATAGTTCAGACGACGAGCACCTTCGAGGGTCTTATCGAGAACCATTGAGAGTCTTTCGACTGCTTTCTGCTCGAAGGCTTGGGCCAGATCGAGTTGACCGTTTTGCTCCCGCCAAAGGGCAAGGAGCATAAGACGAAGGGCATCAAGATCTTGGATAATTAATAGATCCGTGTTTAAAGCCGCTGGGACAAAATTCAGTTTTCCAGTAACCTCAACAAAAGATGGAATGGGATTGATACCGGATATTTGGTATGACCGATAGTCCGTAGAGCCAATTGGTTTGCCAACTTTGAGTAGGGTTTCGCTGTTAGAGAGAAAAGCTTGTTCACTATTTGTTAGAAACCTCTCGCTAATTGAAGTAGAAGTAGCCCGTAAAATTGTGTTTAAACCGAACCCAGCAAAAGTCGAAATATCACCAGTAGAATCTGGGAGAGTAAACACGCCGTCAACCACGGCAATAGAAAATTTAGCAAGAACCCCGAGCCAAGTACGCACCGCATAGAGACGTCTCTGCGCCTCGTTAATGCGGGCTATTACCCTGTCATCTGCGGGGTAAACCCCGTTGTCGACGTACGTAGACAGGGTCGCCTTGGCTTCTGCTAGGGTAATAGCCATGGCTTAGTTGAGGATCTCGGGCCAGACGGCTTTGATTTCCTCAGGAGTAGTTCCAGGAATAGGGATATCTGTCACGTCTCTAAGCTCTTGTTTCTCCCCGATAATCCGAGCAATCTCAGACTTGTTCTGTGTCTCGGTAGCTCGCATGTAAGCGAGATCGAGAGCCTCTAGCTTTGGCTTGCGGGCCTCACGCCACTTGTCTTTCCAAATTGCCTTAGCTTTATCTGGATTAATAATAATCATTCTTCGTACTCCCATGCATTTCGGAAGGTTCTGTCAGATGGAACTTCTGAGATGTCTACGATTTTATATGGCGCACCTGACGGCACGTCTTTAGCCGCAAGCTCCTCGATCGTCCCCTCCCAATTTGGAGATGGGGCAAGTACGCATACTCCGCCTTGACGATTAGGGTAAATAATTCTCTTATTCATATTTAATTGAAAAAAGTTGCAGTTATATATGGTTGATCAAAAGTAGAGCTATTAGCGGCGCCTAGAGTGATGAATGAAAATGCTGTTGCTGTTGGTGCGGCAACATCTCCGTTTGAGAAAGAATAAAACCCAGTACCGGCCGGTCCTCTGCCGCCAAGTGACCAGCAATAATCTGCGTCCCCGAGAGATACTGTGAAATTTATTGTGTAGTTACCAACCCCATTATCGGAGATTGAACTGACGTTAACGGAATCGCGAATAGCTACAGTACCTTGCCCATTAAAATTAACCCAAGCTCTAGCAACCCTTTTAGCTACGTTGTTAGCTTCGGTAGCACTTGTCGAAAGCATCGGATAGGTGACAGACCCAGCCGGAATCTGCCCAGCCATATTAGCCCACGTAATCTTTTTCAAAGACGAATAAGAACCACCCCCAAGAGTACCAACTAAAAATAAATCAGAGTTAGCGAGCGTTGTTACCGCGGTCTTATCTGAAATTAATCTCTCATTGGAAGTTGTTCCGCCAACAAAAGGGAAAGGTTCATATGCACTGGTTGCGTCGTTATATAGATTTAAAAGCGGGGTATCCCCACCTGTCGTATTGATCCAGACATAACCAGTATCTGGAGACGGGCTTGTCAGACCATACAAAACCTTAGTAGAAATTGCAAAAGCAGGAATAGTCAGATACTGTGCAAAAAGTTCCAGAAGTTGTTGCGGGGTTCCGTAACAGGATCCTGAGGGTAATGTTTCGGGTATTAATGCCATAAAATTATAATAGGTAGTTACTGATGCCGTAGCGATCAACTGTGTCGCCTCTGCATAAATCACCGTTACCGTTATAGCCAACGCTATAGATCTTCCCGTCGGATGTCAGGACTTCAAGGTGAGCATATTGTGAGTAGCCCTGCCATCTAAGATCTACAACATCGGCTCTAGTCATCTTGTATTTACCCCAATCTGGGTTAGACGCAACACTTGCCCCAGTCTGTCGCCCAAGTCTGCAATACCCTTCGTAACCCGCGGTATAAATAGAACCGTCACTCAGTAAGAGTGCAGTTGATTGAAAATTCCATTGGCTACATGCAATTTTAACTACTGTTCTCCCCGCATATTGCGTAAATGTATTTGTTGGTGTTAACCCATCGACTGTTCCCCCGTTACCCAATTGTCCGTAACCATTATAACCCCACACCCTTATCGTTCCGTCGTTCATTATCGTAGCAAAATTTCCGTAGTAGCCACCAACTCCGGTAACAGTATTAACTCCCGAAGCTATAACTAGCCCCGCATAACCAGCACCTGTGCTAGCGCGACTACCCGTTCCCAATTGACCATGCGCATTGTAGCCAGCCGTCCATAACCCCCCAGTAGTGGTGCTAACGGCAATACTTGGGTAATCGCCACTTATATGTATATTTTTTGCGTTCTGAACGGGTACTCCAGCAGCGCTCTTCCAGTAACCGAGGCTAGAGTTTGTTGTAACTGTCCCGTTAGCCAAAGCCCCATGCCCGTTGTACCCAGCTACTAAAACTTGGTTGTTAACATTCGAGACAATCATCGCACAGATAGTTGTGTTACTTGTAACATTTGGGCCAATAGCCACATCTGATATGATATAGGAGGTACCGGTTCCGGGGACTAAAACGGGTACATTTTGCTGAGTAACATTTCCAATTCCAAGTTGTCCGTAACCATTATAACCCCATGCGTACACAGAGCCATCCGCAGCCAACGCCATAACAGAATGTGTTTCTGTGGTAGAACCGGAGTGGGTTGCTATCTTAACAATTGGTTTATTAGAAAAATAGGTTTGGGGGATTTGCTGAAAGACAAAAGAATTGCCTGTGTAATTGAAACCTAATTGTCCATAGCCACCGTAGCCAGTACTCCACACGCTCCCAAACTCGTCTATAAGCCAAGAAGTTCCACCAGAGGTATACCATTTTACCGGCATTGGGGGATTATTTGAATCCGTATATAAAAATACTTCTTGGGGGAGAGAGGCTATCCCATTCCATTGTGATATCCCAAGTTGACCGTAAAGGTTATAGCCGAAACTCTTCAACTTACGATCTGACGTCATAATCAAAGAGCCATGTTGTGTTCCAGCTACTCTCGTCATCGAGTCAGTTGTAGTGGCTAGACCATTAGGAATAGCATAAGCTACGGCTCTGGCTGTCGTACCAGAGACTGGAGCTCCGATGGTGACAACTGGATCCGATAGGTAACCAGAACCACTACTGGTGAGAACAATTGAAGTAACCGCCGTACCCGAGACAATGGCTGTCGCAGTTGCTGTTAGTCCTCCGGCTGTCGCCGGAGCAGAAATCGTTACCGTTGGTGGGGTTGATGGGAGGTACCCGGAACCACCGTTGAACACCACAACATTCTTTACAAAACCATCCGTAAGCACTCGCCCACCGACCCGAGACGATGCGGAATTAAGTATAGCGTTTCTGTCAGCAACGTTAAATTTAGAGATATACAAAGAACTGTCGGCAAGCTTCTCGGTTGTAATAGCTTGGTCAGCAATCTTAGGGGTCGTTACCCCAAGGTTATTAATCTTGTCCGTGGTAACCGCCGAATCTTGGATATGATTGGACGTTACGGCACGATTCGCATTATTAGAAATATCATTCTGTAACTTATCAGCGGTTACCGCGTCATCAACCAGTTTGACTGTGGAGATGGTATTATTAGCAGGTAAAAAAAGTCCGGAAGACTGAGCAGTAGCAAAAGTAAGTCTTTTAGTGACAGCCCCTTGTACGATTGGAAACTCGTCGGTAGTCTGAGCCGAGGCTGCAGAAGGTAGGGCTGAAATCCTAGGCATTGAAATCTATATCCAAAAGAAGTTGCTTCAAGTCAAGACAATAAGGCTTTATCATCTTCTGTTAGAAGGGCGAAATTGTTTTCTGTCAAAATTGCTTCTGAGGTTAGGATGTCGCTGACACGATACCCAAGTGGGCAACAATCTAGCTCAAAACATGAGGAGTCATCTTCTGGCATTATAGGACCTCCAAAGTATCAGTTCCTTGGTACTGTTCCAAAATTCTTTGTCCTAGCATCAACACTCGATTGAGTTCGAAGTGGCCAGTAAACTCTAGCCTTAACTGAAAATCATTGCCAAACGTAAAGGGTCTAGAGATGATTGGGTCCGTAAGTTCTGGTGGAGTTGGCATTCGGATCTGAGGCCGATACTGAGGTTGCAAGTTTTTGGCTGTAAAATTACTCAAACAAGAAGAATCACCAGCTAATTTGACTGGCACAAAAGTCAACCCTAAACCAGGACCGGAAGAGCCACCCGGAGAATAGGGGGCGTCCCACAATACGGTCATATTTTCCCATTGGTTCTGGGGAACTGTTGTATAGGCTTCCCAATTAAGTAACGCCCCAATACTAATATAAAAGCAGTAGTTAGGAAAATCACCAACACGAGACACATATCCAACTGTAAAACCCGCGGCTACAAGGGCGTTCTTGAGATCGTCGGACTGAGAAAGCGGATTATCAGAATACACATATTGGATTGGATCAGTAAAAACCCCGTCTTTACCGAGCTTATAAAAAAAAGAAGATGGGCTATCAGAAGAAAAACACAGTGTCGAAGTTTTGTCGTTATTGACCGTATACGTAATTCCTGGGGTGATGCAACTGTCCGAGGTAGCGCACCTAGAAAATGAATGCCAAGTTCTCCAACAAGGGTATTGATCTGGTCTCCAGTAGACATTAACATCTACGCGTCCAAGAATATCCGATAACCAAAAGTCGGCTCGAATCATTCTTTTTTGCTCGGACGGGGTCCCAAAGGAATACGCTCTTGTCTCCAAGATTGATTGAATTCTTTGAGAGCTTGTGCCCAAGGGATAATCAAACGCGGCGTCAGTAGTAATGCTCCACAAAACATTCAATCTTTCATTTGTGAAATCGTAGGCAAAAGCAAAAGCTTGTGGACGACCGTTAACCAAACCAGAAATTAGTTGTAACACATTAAGACCACCCCACATCCCATCGTAGCTAGCTGATTTTTTTGCACCAACAGTGGCCAAAGTAGTGAAATCTAAAGCAACAATTTTAGAAAATGTGACTGGTTGTTTTGTTGCGAACGTGGGGTTAAGCCCAGAATAATCAATACTTGGGGAAGCAGTAAATAAAAGGCGGTTGTCAAATGTAATTGCGCTGACTTCAGTTAAAAGATTTTTGCTATCATATTGTAAAACGGAATTCATTTCGGCGGAGATTGGTACTTGCCCATAGCTGTTGATTTCGGCTCTGGCGTTACGATAGGAACGTAGACCGTCGAACGATCGAAAAAATACATCGCCGTTGTCCGTCGCTAAACTAGTTGGACCGGTAGCCCCAATTGATTGAAATACAACTCTCTGAAAAGCAGAAATTGTTTTCCATTGATCCCTAGGAGTAGATACTGCAAAAGATGCTGTACCTCGATCGCAGAATACTAAAAGATCACCTTGTCCGGTCGAAGTGTCTTGCACGGGCATAAAGATCATAGCGTTAATCCTGCCCATAAAAGAAGGAACTTGAAGCGCTCCTCCTTCTGCTAGATAGGTTGTCTCAGTAAAACGGAGAAGATCTGATTCAGCCCCAACATTTGCTTTGGCTACGTAACCACCAGTCCCAGTCGCAACTGCCCCAGTTAAATTGGCTAGGTTGATTACAAGGGTAGATCCAGTTGTCCCAGTTGCGCACGTCCAAGTCCCATTAGCTCCGTTGTTAACTGAATGGCCATAAATAGAAACAACATCTCCTGGTAAAAAATTATGAGCACTTGCTGTGGTGAAAGTGTAAGTAGGAGAATTTTGAGTTGTTGCTGTTCCAGAGGTTATTGCAACCTGCTCGGTGCTTCCACCATAAACAATATCACCAGCCGTAATCGCAGTTCTATCAGACGAGGCAACAAAAAGACGACCCTGTCCATAAGCCATAATGGTTCCTGGATCAATCGTATGGAGCTGTGCAACTGCTCCAGTAGAGTTTGTTGGCCCAACCCCAGAACGGTACAGGTTGTCACCGTCCCAAATTAGGGCCGCGTTTGCCCCATTCTGAATGATCATGTACTTTTCTGCCTGAACAAAGTAACATTTTTCAAACGGATTCAAGGCAGCAGCTACTACGGGGTTTCCGGAACCATCTAGAGGGTACACTCGGTCAACTTGGTAATTGCCAAGATTAATTTTAATAACGTTACCACCAAAGACTCCGATGATGCAGGAGTTGTAATTCTGACGACGCTCCAAATAAAAAGAGGAACCTTGAAAATATTGAGTTGTGAGAATATCTAGACCTGCGTTGGCTCCGCTAACTAAAGAGACCTGCCTAAAACCAGGACGACTCCTGGGGCGACCACCACGGAACGTAACGTTAACTGCTGTAGCCACAGCGTTGGGGCCGATCAAAGTAGGGGAAAGGCTTGAATCCATCCCACCCGAAAAATCCTGTTGACCTTCAAGAATTAGCGTAGAATCGGCTATGGGCATACGATATATTTAACTGATTTGATCTTGCTGGGCAACTAGTCTTTGATAACAGCCCAATTATCACGCCATTTCGAATTCGGTTCCAAATATATAGACTTGGTCTTGGGCATCTTAGCTCGAGGCATCACGAATAAAGCATCTTGCGTGATATGGTAGAAGATAAAGGTGTCGCAATCGTTCCTGCTGTAAATACTCTTCTTTTTATTTATGTTCTTTGTGGACCCCCACCCGTATCCTGGCCCCTTAACTGCTAAGAACTTCAACTTTCTCCTGCGTTGGTCTTCGTTGCCAATGGTTGACTTAACTTGGATACGGTAAAGTTTACCACACCAGTCTGATACTAAGTCATACCCAGAATCAAATACTGGGAGGCTAACTAGGAAACCGTGTTCCAATAACTTGGCAGAAACTCGTTGTACTCCAACGGCACCAATTCTTAAACTCATAACCAATCCTTTGCTAACAGGGAACCCAAGAGACGCCGGCGTCGAAAGACACCATCACCCTCTCTACTTCCACCGTTGTTTGTATTGCCTTCAATCGTTATGGCAAAATCGCCAGATACTCTTTCGATTAATCCCGTGTGCCCCACTCTTTTAAGGCTTTGAAAATAGATCCCGAAGGTATCTGCTTCGGAGGGTAGTCGACCACGCCCTCGGTCCCAGTTCGGGTTTTTGACGAAATCTGGAGACCACGCACTTCTCGGGTAGGGATTACGATCTCGCCCGAGGGCAGAGTCGCCAACCCAGACGACGTAGGCTGCGCACCACGGGGCGCCCGACCCTTCGAGCCCGACGCTTTTGAGGATTTCTTCGACTTCTTCCCCGTCATTTCTTCCTGTTGCTTCTTTGATTCCAATTGTTGATTTCGCAAACGACATGATTTTTCCACGGCTATAACTTTGCGGGTCAGGACTTCCCATTCCAAGTCCTCTAAAGAGAAGCAACGTCGCAAGACCCAGAGCTGGAAAGATCGGAACATTTAGGAACCTCGGGTACACAGCGCGAATGTAATCAAAAGACCGATGAAGAGATAGACCAGTAGCTTGGCTTTCGTCTCTGGGTGCAGGTCTCGGAAATCATCCGCAAACGCCTCGGTGTCCAAATATTTGTCAAAGGGTTGCCAATCAAAAGATATGACTAGCCACACCATGAATACCCCCAGCAAAAACTTAACTGACCCAAACACCAGCAAATGTAGCGCCCCAATGTCTATAACCCCCGCTGTGGGGTCAATATGCCGAAGGAGGGGTCCTAGCCCAAAGAACAGACCAAGAGCCCCCATAAGGGCTATTAGACCCTGTACGTTGGTCTTAAGGAAGTTCACCAAGGAATCCCTACAAACTTCCTAGCTACAAACATGATACCACCAAAAATAAAGCCTCGGAAGATCCATAGCCCTAAAGCAATAAGGGCACCTCGGTATATCCACAGTTCCTTTAAGGCTTTTCTTTGTTTAGCTTTCCAATCGTTAGCTTCTTTAGTAATCCGTTCGTAGTCCCCAGCCTGAGCTTCGCAAGCCGCTTGAGCAGAAGAGAGTTGCGACTTGAGACCACTAAATTCTTTCTTGATAGCAGGAAGATCACCAGCATTCACCGCCTGTTCTACGGCGTCAACTTTATGGGTAACGCCACCAAACTCTGGGGAGCTCTTTGGTCTGATGGTTGAACAACCAGCTAATAGTAATAAAAGGGGGATTAGTATTTTCATGGGCTTAATATAGCTCCATGCGTAATAATTACGAGCCAAAAATATGTTTCCTAATAACCGGTCCAAACCAAGATACGCAAGCAATAAGAGCCCCTATGATGGCCGACTGTTTCCACCAAGCCTGCTCGACCTTACGGAGACGATCTTCGTGATCGCTAAGATGCCCTAGAGTAGCATCGAGTTTTGTTTCTATGCGAGTCAATCTCTCCGTATAATCGGCTTTTGTGGGCATAACCTTGTTCTTACACGTTGTAGAATGGGAGTTGGTAGGCAGTCCCTCCGATACGAATTCGAATATAACCTACTGGGTTAGCGGTTAGCGCAGTAGCGGCTCCATTCGCGCCGATAGTTGTTTGGGTTGCGAGGGTGGAAGCAAAGGCAATTTCTCCGTCAACCTGTGCTACGGCACCACTACCAAGCACAATACAATTGGACCGTGCTCCCGAATTGACATCCGCAGCGGCCCCAATAATAACATTGTTTGACCCAGTAGTAACTGTGTCGCCGGATTGCGATCCCAAAACAGTATTATTTTCTCCGATTGTGTTAACGAATAGCGAATTAAATCCGCAAGCGGTGTTATTACTAGAGGTGCTTGTGTACAGTGCACCTTGTCCTATAGCAGTATTATTAGCCCCATTTGTTGAAGTATACAAAGAACTATTTCCGGCAGCCGTATTATTTTGCCCACTTATGTTGGCCCGAAGAGAAAGAATACCAATCGCCGTATTGTTATTCCCGATTGTATTAGCACTGAGGCTGTTAACCCCACAAGCAGTATTTGAGACTCCAATTGTGTTAGCAGATAGGGCGTTTACTCCACAAGCGGTGTTATCTCTCCCACTTGTGTTTGCTATAAGCGAACTAAACCCAATGGCGGTGTTATTGTCTCCGTTTAGATTGGCTTGAAGTGCAGTAGCCCCCAAAACAGTATTTCCAACACCAGTAGTGTTAGAACTTAAAGCTGAATTACCAATAGCAATATTTGTGGCAATACTATTATTGCCCCTACTTAAAGGTACTCCGTTTATCTGGCCACAGGCGAACTCCCCAGAAGCTCCACGAAGAACAATCGTGCTCGGGGTGTTGACAGCAGTAGCGGTTGTGGCTGAATTCGAAACTTTGCCAGCGGTAGAAATTGTAGCTAGTTTTGTATCTGCAATCGCTGCGCTATTGTTAATATCAGCGTTGACAATCGAACCTGCGGTAATTGCCGAAGAAATCGAAATATCGGAGGACCCATTGAAAGAAGTAGCTGTCCCCGTTACATCTCCAGAAATTGCGATTGTCCTAGCAGTTGTAAGAGTATTAGCGTTGTTGGCAGTAGTTGCTGTGCTGGCGTTACCGTTCAAAGAACCTGTGATAGTTCCGGTGACTCCAAGTGTTCCAGCAACAGTGGTGTTCCCAGAAGTAGCATCTACTGTGAACTTGTTGGTGTTTACCTTGAAATTGCTGGCGCTGTCAAAAGTACCAGCTACGGCCGTATCACCCGAAGTGGCGTTCACAGTAAACTTAGTGCTGTTGACATCAAAATTCCCAACTACCGAGGCAGTCCCACCAACTACCAAAGTTGTAGGGTTGAGGGTCGCAACGGATAGTGTACCGGAAACGGCGAGATCGGAAGAAAAACCAGCGGTTCCAGAAACATTAAGGGTACCAGCCACAACCGTATTTCCGGTTATCGCAGCAACCGTAAACTTATTAACGTTGACCTTGAAATCTCCTGCTGTGTCAAAAGTGCCAGCCGCGGCGGTATTACCAGAAGAAGCAACTACGTTGAATTTATTGGTATTGATCGCGAAGTTACCAGACGCGGCTAAAGTACCCGCTACAGACGCTCCGACCGTACTGACAGAAAGGGCAGACGATGTACCGTCGCCATCCTCGACTATAGTAGGGGTAGCAGATAAACCACCAACAGCAGCAGTCTTGAGTAGTTGCGGGTAAGTAGCGGCAATTGTCTGTCCGGTTAATGCTGCCATATTGTTCCTATATCTATCCTCTACAAATCAAACATTGTCAACTTCTGCAATCTTCACAAACCACTCGTCTTTTTCGTCTTGATATATAGTTATGAAGCCTTCGTCGCAGAGATAGGATATACAGGCTAAGAGGTCTTCTTCTGTCGGGGTTGGGTTCATTAATAAATCGCGTATTTAGATTGTTTGTGGTTCATGTGGTTAAGATAAAGTTACAGAAATATCTCTTATCCCAACAGCACCGGGAGACCAGAAAGCAAGTCGAATTGGGATTCCGGCAGTAGCATTAGCATAGAGCGAAACGGTTTGCGGAGAGGATGAAGGTGCAGAAATTGTTTCGACGCCATTAGAAATAAGCGCACCACTTGTCGAATTATAAAAACCAAATCCCAGTTGAGACGGGGCTCCTCCAAGAGCAAGGGAGGCTTTAAAACTGAGAGTACCTATAGCAGAAAATGGAACCACGCCAAGATTTTGGTAAAAGAGCTTAAACCCATTAGTAGAAACACCCAAAGAGTTGACGCATGCGGGGCTAACGTCATTGGTCAAATCCTGCCCTTGGAACTGTAGAGAGAAATTGCTAAAGGCCCCCAGCGGAATCGTGCTCACATCGAGGTTGTTCAGGAGTGTGGAAGAGTTCGTCCCATTCTTGGCGCTGATCGATAGGGTTTGGGAGGAACGGGAGTAAGTGTATTGAAATGTCGTTGCCAGAGATGCGTTGAAATTGAGAGCAGGGTTGTCAAGTGTTGCGGAGTAAACCGCTCCTGCGGTACTTGGACCTTTAAAAATCTGAATGTTCGGATTAGCCGAGCCAAATCCCTGGAAATAAATCCAACCAAATCCATTCTGGGTCAGGAATGGGGATGGGCCTGTAGCTGGATTCGGATTAAAACCGATTCCCATGAAATTTGCTCCAGAGGGTCGGACTGTGATGCTGAGAGTGAGGGTGTCGGTGGCTCCCAAAGAAGGAAGCGAGAACGACGCTGCGTGGTAGTCGACAGGAGTGTTTGAGTCAATCCTAATCTGACCGCTGCCGACTTGGAACGCGCTGTCACTGGTCGTCCAGTTGCCGAAACCGGTAGCCGTGGTGCGACCGTTCAACGCCCCGTTGTTGGCACTGAAGTCATCCACATAGAATTGACCAACTTGGGATAGCGCCTGAAGATTTGCGTAAAACACGCCATCAGTTGATTTAACAGAATTGAAGTTTGGCGGCGTGACTTCGCTAAGCCACCCAAATGGAACTCCCTCGTAGTTTCCGCCACCTAGGTCGGTCAGACCTGTAAGGGTGCTAAAGTTTCGGTTGGTTATCGCAACATTAACGCCACTAACTTTTTTAGTCTGCGTTAAGGATAAGCCTAAGCCGAGTTTCGGCATGGCAGTTTATCCTACTTTGTAAACTACAGCCAAACCACTAGTCAGGGTGATTGAACGGATGTCTCCGTAAATCACAGTACCGGCAGGAATGGTGGTCTGCAAAGATGCGGCATTCGTAATCCCAGGAGCAGTAATAGACGCAACAACGCTTGAGTTAATGAACTGAACTGCTACGAAAGTTCCAGTTCCAGAAGAGGTGGCTCCGGATAGAACAACGGCACCGCTCTGGCCAAGGGCCTGACGTCCGAGTTCATTCGCTTTGTTTGCTGCCCTTTGGACATCGTCCATGGGTAGGGGTGCTGTGCCTTCGGGATATAGTGCCATAATTAAACTCCTTAAGTTACGGTCGTTACGAGCTGGCCGAAAGCACCTGCCCTATTACATGCTAAAACAAAATCGTTATCGGCACGAGTGTAAGTTCCGACATCACCGATCAAACTGGGATTGGCAATCTGAGCATTAGTGACTTGACCCGAACCAACTGCACGTTGGAAGTTACGAACAAAATCATCTTGAGCGGGATAAGCGCTACTTCCTTGGAGGGTCTCTCCGGAATCCCCACGCAATTGAGCGCGAGTAATTTGTCCAAATTTTAAAGCCCTTCGGAGTTGGCTTACAAACTCGATATTTGCTTGGGTTGGTTGTGACATAGTTTCTCTCTCCTTCTATTCCTGATAGTTCTTAGTTTGTCAATCTTTCCTCTTACTTTTCTTTCGATAGCTTCAGCGGATACTCGGATGTTGGCAGCTTCGCACAGCCCTGGAACTTGGTCAAAAAACAAATCAAAATGTAAAGCGGTGAATGAGTTCTTCGGGTCGAGCTTACGGCCAATAGGTGCGGTGAGGGCGAAGTCTAGATCATGGAGTCCCTGCTCGACAACCGCGCAGACAAACTCTCTCCAGCCTTCGCCCTTCACCTCACGCTTCACTTAAGCCATCTTCCCTTCGGGGGCGACACCCATTTCAACGGCATCGGCAAATCCAGCTTCGGCCGGAGCCTTGCTCATATCTTCCGATTCCATTTCTTTTTCGGGCATCTCCGCTTCGGCACCTTCGATAGAAACCAAATCCAAAGTTTTGCCACCGTGTTTAAACGTGGCCATAGCTTCGAACGTGTCTCCCTCGACAACGCCTTCGGGCGGGGTAAATCCCTTCGGGACTGCAAATGTTGCAATCTTCATATTCTTATCTCCTTTGTTAGGAGCGACAGCAATCACGACCATAGTAGGACCACGACCGTGTTTCGCCATACACTCGGGACATCCGCAATTCATATTTATAAAAAGAAGGGAGGCGCAGGAATGAAACCTACGCCCCCCTTCAACTTAATTACTCAGCTTACGAGTAGCAACCAACGAGGCCGAAGTCGGCCGCGCAGCGCTTGTGGCGGATAACCACACCGAGCTCAGGACGAACGGGTTTCGAACCGGAGCTAAAGATAGCCCGGAAGAATCCGATCGTACCGTCTGGGTTACAATCCCGGCTGGGGATATTCCGCCAGCGGAAGTCACCGCGGTAGCTCTGCGGGTCAAAGCTAGCAGCTCCGGTGCCGGAGATGGGCTTTGCGACCAGCGAGGTGAACACGTCGGGGTGGAAGATAATAGAATCTTCGTATTCCGCCGTGAAGTACGCGGGATTCGGGATGTACCGTGTGCCCTTGGATGCGCTAGCATCGGTGGCATACGGGTTACGACGAACCCAAGCTCCACCGACGAGATCGTAGCGAGGAGTCATGGTGTCTACCAAGTGGTAGAAACCAGCGTAGCTACGTTCGACGCCGAGGGGCTGAATCAGTTCGCTTGGTTTTGCCCAACGGAGATCCTGACGGATGTCCGCGTTGAGCTTGATTAGGTCGTCAGAAGCCTCGGGGGAGGTAACGAGCAAGAACACGGGAGCACCGTTTTCTTTGCCGTATGCATTCTGACCAGCGCCGTCACGGATCAACCTGGAGTAGAAATAACGCAGGATGCCCTGTGTCAATCGGCTCGTCGGGAGAGCGGAGGTGCTGAATGAACCCTTGGTCTGGCCAGAAGCCGCCAAAAGTTCACCTTGATTAGCGTTTACGTTGTAGTTAGCGAGACGAACGTATTCGTCACGGTAACGGTTTTCCCAAGCATACTGAGTGTTCTCAGTCATCACCGCCATGATGTTGCGGAGCTGTTCCTGACGACGAACGGGGAACCGTAGGTCATTCAAGCAGATGTCGGGGGAGTTGATCGCCGCCTGTTGGAGGTTGTAGGTGCGGAGGGTCTGGGCAAAGCCGAGGTTATCTCCGGTTACAGCGCAGGTTCCGGGTCCGGTGTTCGAGCCAGAGGGGGTAGCCCCGATGACTTGAGTTCCGACTCCGTTATACGCAACGTCCGTGAAGCTGATCGAACCACCGGAAGCCGGTAGAGTCCGCTCATAGATCAGAACGTTAACAGTTGTGCCCATCTCATCTGGCCAAGCCTCTTGCTTAACCAAAGTCGTCCACGGGGACGTGTTCAAAGTCTTCCGATAGATATCCGCACCGATACGGCCGGACTCAGTAATCAGAAGATTCTCAATATTTGTACATGCCATATTAGTTATCTCCTTGTTGAAGTAGTGACTGAAGACTTCTCATCACACGATGAGCGTGTCTCTTTGTCTTTCTTAGTTTAAGAGCCGGCAAGCCCTAGAAGTTAGTTGGATACCCGTTAGCCGTCGGATACCGCGTCGGTGTCATTTAAGCGAAGCCTGTAGGGCGCAGGCGAGTTAGCCCCATCGCATCGACACCTCTGCCAAAGAACTGAGATACGATGTAACTAGTTGATCTGGGGTGTCAATACCCTACCGTAAAATAGTTTCTAATTCTTGTCTGTTAGTGTCTAAGCCTCCCCATGACCAAAACTGCCTAACAGTAGGTTTATCCTGTTCGGGGTATCTCCAGTCAAACTTGTCCCGATGGTGCTTCCAAGCGTATGCCCCTAGGGTATTATACTCACTAAACCTACGGTCAGGCCGAGTGGCCACAAAAGTGTCAAAAGGCACTTTATGGGTAGCTTGGAGGAAATCCCGCATCTCTTTGTATAACCATCTAGGGAAGGTATGTGGGGGACGACGCATAAACTCAAACTCTGGTTTCCACCCAACAGCTTCTTCCACAATGGGTTGCCAAGGACATTCTCCTATCTTATCGTAAGGCTCGTAATACAGGATGGCTTTGCCTTTGTGGATAAAATCCTTGGGAAAAACGTCGTGTAACCAAACAGTATCGGAATCAATGTGACAAATGAAATCGGCGTCAGAGTACAAATCAGCGTTTAACTTAGTTACCTGCTGGCCCAAGTAATCCTCTGCATACCTGGGGCAGATATGTACTTTCTCTAAAGTCAAATGGTTTAGCTCGTGCTGGTCACCATGGGGTACGACAATATGGATCTGACGAAAACCCTTGGCTGACTTAGCGCAGGACTTCAGGCAATAGGAAAGCCACTCGAAGTCTTTCTTGTAGCTACGGATGAAGAGGTCTACAGAGGCTTGCATAAAAGATCGTATTGGGGTCCTTCCTCGGGAGGAAATGATTCCAATCCGTATCCGAGCTCAGACCTAAGATAAGTGATTAATGAGATAGGGGATTCTCCACGTTGCTGTAAGGCATGTTCGTTAACCTCAATCCACATGACTGGACGGTGCTTCGTTATGGTTTTCTTAGCACCCTTCAATGCGAATAATTCAAAGCCCTCCACGTCCAACTTAAAAAAATCAAGCCTAGGTAAATCATAAGAGTCCAAGGACACAACAAAAACAACTCTGTCACCAGAATCAGTTATGCGACTCGACCCAGCGTTATCGGACACAGAAAAGAATTGGCTACTGGGTTTATCGCTAAGCCCAGCTTTGATTGTTATCGCAGAGGGGCAATTATAAACTAGGCATTCGTAGGCAGATAAATTGGGTTCGAAGGCGTAGACTCTTCCAGTAGAACCAACAGCCTTAGCGTAGGCAACGGTATGATCCCCAATAAAAGCTCCGGCATCAACGACGTAATCGCCTTCCTTGATGTGTTTTAAAATAATTGGGAGAGAATATTCGTCGTGATCCAACTTTCCGGTCTCTTCGACCCAGCGGGAAATATGAGAATCGTTTTCTAAGACTGCTATATTATTCGGTAGGATCTTCACTTCTAGGTTTCCTACGCATTCTACGCTTTTTTGGTTTTACCTCGGGTTCTCCTATCACTTTTAGTTTCTTTGGAGATAGTCGCTCGCGAAGTCTTTCGATCAAAGTCCCATCCTTATTCTGATGGAACAACAAAGCTTCTTTGCTAACCATAGCATCAACGCTGGCCTGATCTGGGAATGTAAAGTTACGCCCCTCGTCCTTACGCCAAACGTGCTGGATGGATTTAGTCCAATGGGCTTGCCCAACAATCTGCTCAGCACCAACAACGTCAAACGCAGCAAGATCGGCATGTATAAGATTAAACGCTCGTTCCATCACGTTCTTCGGGTAGATAGCATTACCACTCATATGTTCAGGAGTTCCTTCAACTTTCACCTGAGCACCCATGAAGTACTGACCACAGGTACGATATTCTGAATCTATTAGATCAAGCCACTTTGGCACTAAAGGGATACAGTCTGGTTCACACCAGAAATATGCCTCAGGATTTGGCCCCCAAGTAATATGCTGAGCTATTCGCTTGAACAAGTGATTGGGGCTCATAGGCCATCCTCGCTCATCTTGATCGTGCGGTATATACAACTCGTAGTTACGGCTCAACTCGGTGGGGTTTGGGACTGCCTTAGCACAAGCAACCATCAAACGATGGCTACCGATTCCGCCTAGCTCTTCGACCCAGTTAAGCCAGCGAATCGCCTGCTCCCGATCCTGAGGACCGACCGGCAGTACGACCAGCATTAGCGACCCATCGATTTTTCGAGAGCTTCTAAGAACCCGACGTTGGAGGGCAATGAGCCTTCAACAGCGGAATTAGTTTCGCTAGCACCAGCCCCAGGAGTAGCAGCCTGATACTTCTTTAACTGTTGCTTCAACTCAGAAATCGTAGCGTTGCTCTTGTCAGTCAGGTCACGAACCACCTGCACAGCGAGAGGAAACAACACGGCTTGATATGTAAGCGTTGCCCGTTGTTGGTGGTCGAGCGGTTGCTTATCCAGATACACCGCCTGATCTCGGAGAGCCTTAATGGTGTTATCCCACTCGGGGGTCTGGCCACGCTTCAGGATGGGGAAGGAATCTTCAAACTGATTCCACGTACTTTCAAACGCCACATCAGCCTGACGTTCAAACTTAACTCTCTGCTCTTGCTCAACGGCAGTCTCTTCCTGTTCCATCTTCTGTAACACCGTCTGGGATTCTTTGAGCATCTCATCTTTCTTGTTACGGAGCTGCTCGATCTCATCCAACTTGGTCTTAACCGCCCAAGCGTCCATAGCATCAACACCAGTCATCAAATCCTTGAACTCTGCTTTACGCTGAGCGGGATCTTTGATATCCAAAACTTTGAGAACATCTTTGGTATTTAAACCTTCGTACCCAATAAGAGTGTCAGCAAGATTCTTCTCGGCTTTGGACAAAGGCTCTCCGACAACCCGCTTGAACTCACGAGTAGATTCCAGTTTAACAATCGAGAGTTGGCTTTCGTAATCGGAAACAAGTTTGCGAGCTTCTTCCAACTCAGACTTAATTCCTTGGACTTCGTTAGAAGCTTCGGTGTTGCCTAACTTCCTAGACTTCTCCAGCTCTTGCTTGAGGGTAGAGAGTTCCTGCTCAGCGGCTTTCAAAGCTCTGGACTTAGCAGCAAAAGCAGAGTTAGCGGAAACGGTCGCCTTGCCCGGGAGCTTCTCCTCTTCCGTCGGTTCATCAGAAATCTTGGCAACTTCTTTTACCTTCTCTGCTTCGGGAGTCAGCATCGAATCAATAAGCTTGCTGGGGGTCTTAATCTCTGGCGTCTTACCAAGACCGAGATCAGTCGCTTTCTCCTCCTTAGCAGGAGTCTCAGCAACAGGAGCTGTAGTTTCGGATGGAGCCGTAACAGCGGTATTAGCAATAGGGGCGGGAGTTGCTGGTTGCTCGATGACAGGATTCTGGTGCAGGGGTGTTGCCGAAGCTAGAGGTGCTTCCTCTGACCCAAGCGCTGCGTTGAGTGCGTCTCCGAGTGATCCGATATCATTAGGTGTTGCCATAGTTTATGTCCCTGTTCTCTTTATTGGTTTACGTCTTCCCAAGGTGCTGGCAACTCTTGTGGCTCAGTCTTGGGAGTCTTAAGGAAATCAATAGCTTTGAGAGCGGCGTACCAACCCTCATTGCGGGAATGAGCCAAAGCTCGAAGCTGAATGCATTCACCATTCGCGGGGGCCAACTGATTTAACTGGGGTAATCCGAGATGAATAAGGGCGGTAAGGCCAGCCCGCATGTGAGGCTCGTTCCAGGTTTTCTTCCAGAGCTCTACGTAATCTTCTCGCTTACTCCATTCTTGGAATGTCATTGATACGTGTATCGCCGAACCAAATTATTTTGCAAGCTTTTTCTTTTCAGCCATCGCCCGCAACTTCTGTGCTGTCTGCGCATCGCGAAGAGCCATGCGTTGTTTGGCTTCGTCTTCTTTAAGGCGCAACCTAGTCCTAGACGACTCTTGTTGAATTGCCGCATCTGCTTGAACCTTAGCCAACTTGGCGGCGTAATCTGCCTGCGCCTTCGCCTGAACATCATCAATCTGCATCTTCATTGCTTGCTCAAACTGTTGCTGTTGGGCTTTCGCCATAGCTTCCTGCTGATCTTTCTGAGCCTTTGCAATTTGATTTCCGAGAGACTGAACAGCTTGGTTCATCTTATTGATAAGCGATTTGATTTGTCCATATGCTACTTCACGAGTGGCATCGCCCTTGATGGCCTGCAAGTGTTGCGACATGTGAGGAGTCTGCAATGAGAGATATTTGAAAGCTTCAACTGGAGGTACCGCGTTCTGGTCAAGAGCCTGCAAGAACCTAGAAGCATCCATTCCGTGAACTTGTAAGTGAACGGCGTGATTTTCGTTGGGTTGCACGGTTACGCTTCTACCGCTCTGCATGGAGTCATTCTCAAGTTCGGCAATCTTAGCGTCGATTGGGAGACGAGGAGCAACTAACTTGGAAGGGGCATACCGATCAACCTGATCATAACCAACACGAACGGCGACTCGATCACGGATAACATTCGCACGACCAGTTTCGTCAAGCATCGGCAACATCTGCATGAATTCGTTAAACGCCAAGAGACGAGCTTGAGCACTACCAAATCCAACAGCTTTCAACGGTGTAACGTCGTATACCTCTTTGAGAGCTTCCGGTGGAACTCCCCGCTCCTTCAAGCGTTTGTGGAAGGCTAGAGCCACAGCAGCTCCGGGCTCGTCCTGTGTCCAATTCTCCCTAGAGAGACGACGGAACTGTTCCTTGAGAAGTTTGCCCCATGGGACGTAGTAATAATTCTGAGCTTGAGTAGAGAGGACTGCTTCTTTCTCTAACTGAGCATTAACTTCGGTGGCTGTCCTGTCTCCGCTACCTGAATCGACTGACTGAGGAGCATAGCTCCCTGTGTTGTTCCGACGAACCATCGTAAGCTCTTGAGCAATCGGAAGAGCGTTATTGGCGAGATTGGGTTCGGTACGATCAACAATGTTTAAGTTCGGGGGGATGATTGCCATCGGTCCGTTGTAAGCAACAGTCAAATTCGCCAAGTCATCCATCGTCTGAGGCTGGATCATCAAAGAAGTCGACAACAGAGTCGAATCAATGATTGCGTTACGGAGACGATTCGTTACTTGGATATGCGGGTAAATCTTATACCCCAAACCACGGATGGAATGAAGCGTTCCGTTCGTGCCAATTCCGTAGGTAAATAATACCAAGGCTTCGTTGATCGTGCTGAAACGGCTGTCTTTCCGGTAAAGAAAGTTCAGATTAGAACCGTCGCGAAGTCCAATGGCGTGTGTGATCGTACCGTCAAACTCTTGGATATAGTAATGGACGGTCTGGATCTCAGCAGAACGAGCATACGAAAGAGAAAGGTCATTATCCTTCAGCATGACTTGGATTTCTTCCCAATCCAAACGAACCCCGGCGGTATCCACGGGGACAGCGTTAATAATAGCCCTACGAGTTTCGTCCACATCCCAACCAACTTGTTTAGCAACCTTCGGGTCTTTGATGTACTGGTAAAGTTCGTGAGCGTAGTAGGAACGACGGGCGCAACAGAATTCAAATCGGCTATCGGAAGCAGCTACGCCCCGAGGAACAAAAAAATCTTTTAGCCCCGCAACCTTCCAACGCCAATCGGTATCGTCCTCAAAGAAAGCAAACCCAACGCCATAGGCCACAAACTCGTGGGATAGTCTCTGTTGGTTATAGAAGAACTCGTCCCAGTCTTTGCGGAGAACACGGTCAAACTCTTCGCTAATAATACTGCCGTAAATTCCACGTTGGTTGTCATCACCATACTTTGTCTTAATCTCCGCAATCTGAGGTACACCATTGACCAAATCTGAATAAGCCGAAAGGGCATATTCCAAGTCGGCTTGAGCCTCTAAAAAGTTTAAATTCGAACGATAAGACTGACCGAGATTCCTGAGCGTTTCGGAGTTGTAAGGAGCTTCGCCGTCGAGCATCGCTTGTACTTTGACCCGTTGCGAGGACGCAAGAAGATCCGCGTCAAGAAGACGACGATAAATTCCATAAGCTGCTTTTGCATCTTTAAGCCTTGATTTTGGTGCCTTACCTAACTCAGAAATTGTCTCAAGATTTTGGTCCACGTTGAACTCCTAGATACTCAATTAGATGGGAACGGTCAAGAATATAAGGAACTAGCGTTTTTGGCAAAAGACAGAAAGTCTTTGTATTTACCCCCACCTGCCACGGTAGTCCCAGCTATGGCGTTGACCCTTTGGCGGCATACGTCTAGCATCAGAAAGGCGGCATCGGCTATATCAGGCGACCTACCAAACCTAGACTTCATGTCCCGCTTGGACTCCACATATATCTTCCCCCGCTCTGCCGTGCGGTACTGCCTAGCAACCAGCTCCTTGGCTAAATCAATCGTAACTCCTCTCATCTGTCCAGCTCGCAAGAACTCCCTACCCACATACCAAAGCTCGGATACCCTGTTCCCATAGGACTCGTCAGCTTTTATCCGAGAGCTACGACTGACTGGCATACCGCTGGGTCTTTCAGAAAACTTAACCCTAAGAAGCGACGGGCTCCATATGGTGGCTATAATATCGCAAAGAGGATCTCCCGCACCCGTAGCGTCGACGGCTAGGTATCGGGGTAGAACCCCATACTTCTCGCACTCTTGCTTTAACAACTGAGCAATCTGATAGTTACGTGGGTTATCTTTCAGCGAGGAGTTTTCTTGAAGTTCCACGTACTTGTCAAAGTGAACTGTCATCCCGGCGTCGGTCTCCCCGTACTTACCTAAGAACAAGACGGATCTATCCCCGCCACTTGTAAATCCAGGATCAAATCCAGCCACAGGGATTGGCTGTTTGGCTCCAACCCACATAGCTGGCTTGTGAGCTTCGAACTTACGGAGATCAGCCTCGCTGTAGATATTCTCTTCCGAACCCGCTGGGGCTGGGAAGGAACGGATAAACCGCCAGTAGGAAAGAGAGTTCTCGCCCAACCGTTTCCTATCCTCATCGAGTTTCTTCGAAGTAAGTAAGAACGGCCATTTGTCGTCGTGATCTAGGTTTGGGGTCTTCTCCCCATCCAAGTGCAGGCAGAATCCGTCTTTGGTTTCCCAGCCGCCCTCGTCTACCGTTATCGACTGCCACCCCTCTTTAGGGGTAACGAACTGACCGAAGGGGTCATATGCTGAGTTAAAGTTACCGCAGGCCACGCATTGAAAGAATGGGTTAGCTGAAAGATTGGCCGTGGCCTCAAAGATGGCGGGAGATACGTCCGTGGCCTCGTCGATCAACAGGAACACTCGTTTGTTTTTTAGACCGAGCAACTTCTCGGAAGCTTCCTTTTCTTTGTCCTTGGCAGACGGAACAAGCGTGATACTGGATCGATCGCTACTGCCTTCTTCCAACACAAGCTTACCCATCGAGTCGACCAACTTACCAGGCATGACCTTTGCCTGCATGTGACGCTCACGGACTCGACCCCACATACGCTTACGAGCTTCACGAACTGACGTGGTGGTGACCAAGACCAACGTATCGAATGGAGCAGAGTACCAGTTTACTAATCCCCACAAACCAACCACTTCAGTCTTCGCTGATGACTTAGGCCCGGAGATGCCGAGATAGTTCCACTTACAGAGTTCTATGAGTTGTTCATCTGCCCACGGATTGCGTTGAAATCCTTGCGGGTTCTTCTTTGGGTGATACGGCCACAACATTTCAACCACATTCCAGAAATGCTGTTCTTTACCAAGACCCCCTCGCTCGGGAGTCAAACCTTCTCGAAAAGCCAACAACTCAATAGTAAGTGCTGTAGCCCCTTCGGGCCACATTTGGCCATACTGCTCAATTTGGGACATCGCCTGATGGTAACAGATTCCCCTTGGCAATCCACTCTTTTTATAAGAGATGCTTTGAATGGTAGCTATTGACCCAGGAGCCAGCGGAGGTATCGCATCTATAACTGTTAACGGTATGGTTGATGCTATCAAGATGCCTGAGACTGAAGGGGATGTGTTAGCAAAATTAAAGAATTTGCGGACTTATCACGATGTTATTGTCATCGAGCAAGTCGGTGGATATGTGGGCGGAGCAGGCAGTCCTGGCTCGGCAATGTTTAACTTTGGTCGTGGGTTCGGATTTATCTTAGGAGTGGCAATGACTCTGGGGTACAGAATTGAGATGGTTCGTCCGCAAGCGTGGCAGAAGGCGTTGAGCCTAGGAAACAGTAAGGGGATGGCGAGCAAGACGGAGTGGAAGAATAAACTGAAAGCCGAAGCCCAAAGAAGATTTCCAAATTTAAGCGTGACATTATCCACGGCGGATGCACTATTGATACTCGAATATGGCAGACATCACATTGTTCGAGTGGCAGAAACCGGGAGCGGAAGCGCTATTACAAAGCCTTCAGAAAAATAACGTAGCTCTCGATGCCAGCGATACTGGCACGGGTAAGACGGCTAAAGCGGTTTGGTTAGCTCAACAATTAAAAGCGGACGTTATCGTCATCTGTCCGAAAGCAGTTATCCCATCTTGGAAAGAATGGTTAGACCGAGGGGGTATAACGCATGACGTCATAAACTACGAGAAGCTCAAGACTGGAAAGACGAAGCTCGGAAAATGGAACGACGCGAAGAGTTGGGAGTGGACTTTCAGGGGAGCAAAACTTTTAATTTTTGACGAAGTCCACCGATGTAAAGGAGCCACAAGCGTTAACGCTAAGATACTTACAGGGTCTAAAAAGTACCCAGTACTGATGCTATCCGCGACAGCTGCAGAGAATCCGCTGGACATGCGAGCGACAGGCTTCATGTTGGGTCTCCATGAATACCACGACTTCTACCGGTGGAATTACAAAATGGGTTGTCGACCTGCCCCATGGGGCCGTGGTCTGGCTTTCATGGGCGGAAAGAAAATGCTACAAGAAATTCACAGATCTATTTTTCCCGAGAAAGGACACCGCATCCGAATCGCCGACCTCGGGGACGCTTTCCCAAGCAACTCCGTGTTCGCAGAGTGCTACGACATGGGTGACGTTGACATCATATATGAAAAAATGCGGACGCAAATCTCGGAACTCAAAGCGAAAAGGTCGAGCGACAACCCGCTCACGATCAAGCTCAGGGCGAGGCAAGAAGCGGAGTTAATGCGTGTACCCGTCTTTGTTGAACTTACTGAACAGGCTTTGGCGGAGGGCAACGCAGTTGTTGCGTTCTTTAACTTCAGGCAATCACTCGAAGCCTACCAAGAACTTGTCTCGGCGGAATCAGCAGAAATCATTGGCGATCAGAAGGATGAAGACCGTGTACAGAATATCGCGGACTTCCAAGCAAACAAAGTAAAAATATGTGCTTGCATGATTCAAGCAGGTGGTGTTGGATTGTCGCTCCATGACCTGCAAGGAGTACCAAGAATCAGTCTTATCGCGCCAACGTACTCGGCGATCGATACCAAACAGGCTCTCGGAAGAATTCATCGTGCAGGAGCTTTGTCTGCCAGTCGGCAATACTTGCTTTTCGCAAACGGAACCGTTGAAACACAAATCGCTAGGAGCCTCCGTCGAAAACTGCACAACATCGAAACACTATCGGACGGGGACACATTAGGAGCAATACTATGAGCCACCATAAATACGGACCAAGTTCACTCAAATGGCGTGAGATATGCCCCGGATGGGACAACGAGCCACAACCGTCAGAAGGCGGATCTATCGCCGCTCTAGAGGGGACGATGATGCACAAAGCCCTAGAGACTGGAAACTACGAAGGCTTGGATGAGTGGCAAAAAAAGAATGTGCTGATGGTGGCAGATATTTTTCAAGAGATGAAAAACGAATTAGGTCATGTGATTATGGATCTTCAAGAAATCCAATTGCAGATTGCGGATGGAAAAACATTCGGGACCGCTGATATTGTTTTGATTGGCAGGGGCAAAGCGAAGATCGGTGACGCTAAGTTCGGATGGCATGCCGTAGATGATGCGGAAGAAAATATCCAAGGCTGGGCTTACGCGGTGGGTGTATTCGAGAAGTGGGAAGAGGTCGACGAAGTAGAGGTGGTCTTTGCACAACCCCGCATCAACATGATCAGTAGGCATACTTTTAGTCGTGACAAAGATTACAATCGGCTTAGACTACGAGTAGAAACAATTATTGCTCGGGCTCAGCAACCGCAACCGGAGTTGAACCCGACAGAGAAAGGATGTCTCTACTGTGGAAACAAAGGCACATGCAAAGCACTACATTCAAAAGCCCTCGTCATCAGCAAAGGATACGACATGCTCCGAGACGCAGAGTTGCCGGTACTCGCAGACCCGCTTACTCTTGCGACTCCTGACCAGAGATCGCAGGCTGAATCCATCCGTCGCGTCATGGAGAGGTGGTGCGACAGCGTCAAGAAATCAAATATGGACTTCCGTATGTCGGGTGGTGACATCCCAGGCTATGAACTCAAAACTCGTGCGGGGAAAAAAGAAATTGTTGACGCCACGCAAACGTACGACATCATCAAAGACAAATTAACAGCAGAACAATTTTCAG